ATAGTCGCTATGAGCTGCAAGCTGATTAGGGTGTTTCACACGATAGTAACAAAAGGCTATGAGTATGACCCCGGAAAGCTAGTTGCAGATATACATAGAAATATGCCGAAGGCAGAGAAGAAGGTAGAGAAGAAGGCAGAGTGGAAGAACGAGTGGCGTATTTTCACGAACTCGAGCAAATGGCAAAACAAGGCATGTCTGCCGAGGATGTTTTACACACCATGAAAGAACGGCTTCTGTATTACCTAATAACCAGTCTTCAATTGCTTTATTGACTTCATCTACATCATCATATATAAGCATATCTCGCAAATTATTTACTGATTCGTAAAAATCAAAATCATCATCATCAAATACATCGAGAATGTTTTTCCATGTATAATCATAATTAGTCTCGCTGCATATATGGTATATTATGTCCTTGCGGTCAGCCAACGCGGCAAGCGACAAAGAAACATCAATGCACAAATCACGTTTTGCCATCCTATAAAGTAAAACATGATAATTAATAAACAAATCCCTATCATTTTTGATTTCGTCTTTAGTCCATCTACTCAGACTTTCTAAATTATTTTCAAACGTCCACCTGCCACTGCCGCTGAATGATTGTGAGAATCGGCTCTCATCAATCTCATTGTCATAGAAAGGCTCAATCTGAATACTGTAATACCATTTACTCCACACATCAGTTATACAATCTAATAACTTTACAGTATTCAGATCCCACCCTTTTAACGTCATTGTTCCAAATGCACTACTTATATTTGCCATAACTTCTTACCCCTCTCTTATAATTATTTTCTATTACTTATATACAAAAAAAAACGACCTCATCATGAGGACAAAAAAATCACTTCTCATTGCTTATAACTGTTAGCTCTTCAAATAACTGATGTGTAGTCATCTTCAGTAACTATGATATGATCGTCCAGCCTGATGCCAACGATTTCACCAACTTACGTTTTCCGGCACAATGTTAAGGTTTGGATCTTGATGATACGCAACAGAATCAAAAACTTTTTTATCAGGATATTTCTCTTTATTGTTTGCATACATACCAACCCATGAATCTCTGCGTTTTTGTAATTGCTCTTCATTCAAAAACGTTATGTTGTCATAAAGCAAATCGTCCATATATGTAACATTTTGAGAATCATCAAATATTTCATCAAACGGATTTTCTGCTAACTCGTGATGCGGTCTTTGCATATTCATTTAAAGCTTCCTCCTGTAATTATAAAAATAAAAAATTACTGCGTTTGCCTCCGTACTTCGACCGGTAAGCATACGCAGTAATTTTTTAAAGCAAGATTACAATAACAAAGTAAATACAGTAAACAAAAACAAAAAAATTACAATAAAAAAAGAGTATGCACCTGCCTGCATGTGTATAAATGCTCTGGTAAAACATATATACAAATTACATTATTAATATCTGAATTTAGTATAAACTATACAATAAAAAAAATCAACAAATCCCTGCAATAACAGTAAAAGAAGTCATTTTAGTACAAAGGAGAAATAAATATAATAACAGAACAAAGTGGAAAAAATTACTCACAAGTTAAACACACATAAGAATAAAAAATCTTGACAATGGATAACACCCCACGCTATACTATCATTGCAAGTATGATGGTGGTACTGCTCCCGGAAAGGAGCAGTGATGGAAATACTAATAGTCATAATACAAATCGCAAAACTGATTGTAGAAGTTATCAAGCTGATAATCTCCATTGTTAAGTCTCTAAAAGAGAAATAACCGCCTCACACAGCGAAACGGCTCTTCCTCATTTTTCAACTTTACTGGGGAGCAGCCGCCGCAGCAACGGCGACCACCTAATTACTTGCAAATATATCATAATAAGGGGGTGTTGTCAATACCTGAAACAGAAGCAAGAAAAAAGTGGGTAAAGGAAAACACATCAACTGTTTGCATTAGGCTCAATCACAACACTGATTCCGATATTGTCAAAAAGTTGGATACTATTACTAATCGACAAGGCTATATCAAGGAACTTATAAGGCAAGATATAGCTAAAAAGAAAGCGAATAGCCGTGAGAAGAATTAAAACCGCCTTGTGAGGGCGGTTTTTACTACATATGGTATAAAACCGAAAAAAACTATTGACAAACATACAATATATGTTATTTTACGTACATAGACATGAAAGTAGAGTGAAATCATGGGTGCAAATTTCGTCAGTAATAAGAGTGAATTACTTAGTAAAATGCGGAGTAATAAGCAACGTGCATTAGCCGCTATGGGATTAATGGCAATAACCATAACCGGCATGAACATAGACGCAAGCGGACGTGTAGACACAGGGCTTATGAAAGGCAGTGTAGGAAGTCAGCAGATAGATGAGAATAGTCTTGCGCACGGCATTGGCGTTCATTATGGGATTTTCCAAGAGGTCGGCACCAGTCGAGGAATTACGCCCGGCAACTTCATTCGTAACAACTTCAATAATCATAAAAGCGTGTATGAAGATATAGCATTAAAACATCTATCACAAGGCTTTTAGCTATTGACAAACAGTGAGGAATCATTACAATGGAGAAAATAACGTGTAATCATTGTGTTTTAGGCACAAAAAGGAAGATATTAGCGGAAAAAGATGAGCATGGCAATATCTTCATTATGTGTAAGAGATGCAAGAAGAAAATAAAAATCGAATTTCCTGATAAATAATTATCAAACTACAATTTTAGAGCCTGAGAGCCGTTTGACCATAAGCAAGGTTGAGCGGCTTTTTATATTGCCTCGGTTGAGGGGAGTTAAACTATCAACATGGCTTTAGCCGGATAGCAGTTAAAGAACCGGCAAGTAGCGGAATAAACCGAGTTAAAAAAAGGAGACGATTATGTCATTATCAAAAGCATTTGTACGTTCACAATTCCCAAAGGATTCAGAGGGGCTTGACAGTGCAGTATCAGCGATTATGGATGCTCACGGCGATAGTATCGCAAGAGAAAAAGCAAAGTATGCCGAATTAGAAAAGAAGTTTGAAGCGCAAGAAAAAGCAGTCAATGAATATAAGGCAACCATTGCTGAACTTCAAGACGAAAGCGAAACCGAAAAGGAGCTTGCGGAAATAAAGGCGAAACTCACACAGGCTGAAAAAGACCATAAAGAAGCACTTGAAAAAGCTCAAGCAGAACACGAAGCGACTAAGACTACTTACAAAACCGAAAAGGCGAATGCCGAAATGGATAAGGCGGTCGAACAAGCGTTAATCGAATCAGGCTATTCAGTAGCTGCATTGCCGTTATTCATGAAAGCCGGGTATGAGAGAGAATCAATCAAACGTGACAAAGACGGCAAGTTTACAAATATGAATGAGTTTGTCGAGACGTTGAAAACAGATTCTACACACAAAGAGTTTTTTGGTGAAATGCAAGAAACCGGTGCAGATGTTGGGAACTCACAAAACAAAAACAAACAAGAAGCTGATGATTTTCTTCGAGGCTTCAACGAGGATTAAAAAAAGATAGGAGAATAGAAAATGCCACAAAATTATGCACAGCAGTATTCAAATGTTGTTGATGAGCGTTTTACGCAAGCGGCGTTAACCAGAGCTGCATTTAACAACGACTTAGATTTCACGGGCGTTAATACGGTCAATGTCTACAGTATGGCAACAGCCCCTATGAACGATTATACAATGACCGGCAATCAAAGATACGGCGTACCGGATGAGCTTGGCACAAGCACTCAAACCTTTACGCTCAAGCAAGACAGAGCGTTCACATTTACGGTAGACCGCAGAAACTATACAGACCAACAAATGGTAACAGCCGCAGGTCGTGCATTACGCAGACAGATTGATGAGCGTGTTATTCCGGAAGTTGATAAGTATAATCTCGGCGTGTTAGTTGCAAATGCAGGTGACGGTGAGACCGGTCCGATTACAAGCTCCGGCGGTGCGTATGAAGCGTTCCTAAATGGTGTTACTGCAATACTTGGAGCAAAAGCACCTTTAGCGGGAACATTTGCGTTCATTTCACCAAGCTTCTACAAGAACATAAGATTAGACCCATTGTTCATCTTGCCGTCCGATATCGGACAATCAACAAGGTTCAGCGGTCAGGTCGGTACTGTGGAGGGCGTTCCGCTTATCTTAACACCGAATGATTACTTACCGGGTAAAGTCGAGTTTGTAATCACAAACAGAATGGCAGCTCCGGCAGCGCAAAAGCTTGCTGAATACAGAACGCACGATAATCCGCCCGGAATTAACGGTTGGTTAGTCGAGGGTAGACTGTATTACGATTCATGGGTGTTTAAGAACAAAGCGGATGCAATTTACACTCACACATCAGTTTAGAGGTGATTGAAATGTTATTTGAACGAGGTAATAGACGAATACGAGTGACAGATGAAGTGCAAGCACGACCATTCTTGAATAGCGGATGGCGTGAAACAGAGGAAACTCTGTCCGAGTCGGATAATGAAACGACATCATCTGTCAAATCTCCACTTGAAGAACTCACAATTGAGCAGTTGAGAGCGTATGCAGCAGATAGAGGTATTAACATACCGGGACAAGTAACAAGGCGTGAAACCATCTTGAATCGTATCAGGGAGGCACAGAATGAAGCTGAATGAGAGCCTGTATAAAGCGATGGTATATCTACGAAACGCATTTGAATGTGATAGTGAATCGGGAAACTACGAAATTCAAGGCAACACTATCACGCTGCAAAACGAGTATATAAGTGGCGAGTGGATAGCTATTACAGGCTCACGGCTAAATGACGGTGTGTATCTTATCAAGAGCTTAGGCTCAAACCCTGATACATATGTTCT